TCTATTTTTTAATTGCTTAATCATAATTTGATTTAATGCCTCCAATTCTTCTGTAGATATCAAAGCTGCCATGAAGTCTGCTGTTGCAGGTAGACCAAACGACTCTGATGTGTCTGTCAATTCAATGTCTGTGCTTGAAAAACCAGATCTTGTTGTTTGTGTGGCTGATACAATTGGTAACTTGAATTCAACTGCAAGACCACGAATCTCTTCGGCAATGGCTTTGATGTAAGTATATGAATTAATATTTGAACCAGGTTTAACTCTGGCCGAGCAACAAATATTGAGATAATCAATAAAAATTATATCTGGACGAAAACTCTTTTTCAAGAGCAATTCATTTAGCAATGTGCGAAAGTGTGTTGTTGAAGCTAGAGCAGTTGGATATTCTTTGATGATAAGCTTACCTGTTGTTGTCTTTCTTACTCTTTCAACTTTCTTATCGTAAATATCTTTTGGAAGATTTGAAAGATCGTCCAAAGTAACATTAAGTAGATTTGCGTCAATACGTTCTGCAATTTTTTCTTCCGCCATTTCCATTGTGATATAGAGAACATTGTAACCCTGAACAAGGCAAGCAGACGCAACATGACACATAAACAATGATTTACCAACACCGGTGCCTGCCAAAAACACATTTAATGTCTTTGATGGCAATCCACCCTTTGTAATCTTGTTCATAAAGTCAAGATCAAAAGGAATTTTCTTCTCTGTACGATGATAGAAATCAAATCGTGCGTCCGAGTCATCCAAATAATCATGACCAACGTGACTATCAAAGCTAACTGCTAATGCGTCGGAAAGAATTTTTGGAATTGCACCTTTATCTTTTATAGATTTTGAATTTGCGTCAAGAATACCAATAGACTCAAGAACAGCATTGTAGATAGCTTTTTCTTGACAAAATTTTTCTGTCTTGTCAATTAGCCACTGCTGTTCGCTTCTCTCTTCTTTTATTTGCTCAACTGATTCTAAAATACCATATGCAGTTTTTATTTCCTCGTCTTTTACACCAGATAAGTTATTGATGTTAATATGAAGAGCCTCAAGAGTTGGAAGAGCATTATATTTCAGAATAAAATCTTTGATATTTTGAAATACAAGTTTTTCCGACCTCTCGGTAAAATATTCATCATTCAGAAACGGAAGAACCTTTCTCGCGTACTCTTCGTTTTGTATCAAATTCTTCAGTATAGTTGTTTCCAGTCTCTTCATCGTGCGTTTCCCTTTCTCTCTCTATCCCGGCTATGATGATAGAATTTAGAATGGCTCCTAGCGTATCCGTAAATGCTTGGCTACCTTCCAGCTTTTTAGGATTGTGTTTACCTGGTTTTAGTATATCATAATCAAAGTGTAATGTATATGTTCCATCAGAGTTTTCCCTATCTTCAACCCTAATGCCACCAAAGCAAAATGTTATTCCCTTGTATCTACCAGTCAATATCTTGATGGCAGCCATCTTGCTTTTGTCTTCATTCTTAAAATCCGAATCAAGATCAAAGTCTTTATCCATCATCATGGATTTTTTGAAGAGATCTTTAACACTCTTCACTATCATCGGTTGCTACCTCCGTCTTTCCATATAGAAATTCATTTGCACAGTTTTCGTTGATCTGATCAAGTATTTCTTGCGTGAAATACTTTTCTGGATTCTCTAGAATATTCTTTTCAAATACCTTGGTACCATCTGGTAGTTCAAGACGAGTTGAAATCTTCTTGATGATATTGAACTTGATAGCTAGATCAAGAAGACCATAATACTTGTCAACACCAGAATCATAACGAAGAAGCGTTTCAACTACTTTGTCGGCAATCGTCAAACGACTCTTTTGAAGCTTGCACTTGACGATGTTGCCAACAACTTCGTTGTCTTGCTTTTCCTTCTTTTTTGAAAGAAAGATAATGGTTGAAGCAGCATATTCAAGACCTGAGCCGCCACCCATCCTCTTTGTAGGAACATATGATCCAATAACATCATATGTGTGATTCGTGATGATCATCGATACTTTTGCCTTACCAAGCTTCAAGGTGATGACGCGAAATGCACCACGAATCAATTGCGAGCGAGTCATGTCTCGCGTGTCTTTGCCATCGGTTATATCGGTAATTTCTTTCTCGGTTGAGAGATTACCAAGAGAGTCAAGAACCATTAACATTGGCGGACGATCATTTGCAGGAGTCTCTGTATACTTGTCCAGAATCTTTACAGTCTGTGTACGAAACTCTTGAATTGTAGTTACGGGAATAATATGCACACGACGAACATCAATTCCACGATCAACAAACATCTGTTTTGTTAGTGCAGATTCGGATTCAAAATACATCACACCGCCATTCGGGTTGTCAATTAGAAATTGTTTAACCACATTTAGCGTGTAATATGTCTTACCTGTTGCTGGCTCACCTGCAAGTGCTGTGATCTTGTTTGCTGGAAGACCACCATAAATTGAACCAGAAAGCAATGCATTTAGTGCATATGAACCTGTACCAATATAACCAGTCACATCGCCGGCCTCAATGCCGTCTTCAACAAGACTAGCATATTCATTACCAGCCTCTTTGATTAGAGCCGAAAAAATATTACTCATGAAAAACTCCTTCAAATATATTGTATTTTATATTAAGAGAAGAAAGAAGTCAAGTCAGATTCCTGATATGCCTTCCAACCAACACAATCAAGAATAGCTTTAAGTGGCTCAATAAAAGCCTTATCAAATTGCAAATCATAATTCACAAATCTATGTAGATCAAATTCTTTTGGTAGTCTACCAGGATAAGATATTACAGTATCATTTATAACATTTGGAAGTTTAAGATATGTGAAACGCAACTTTTCACCTTCTTGAATTTTCGGATATCTCTTTGTCAGATTATGTTTCTTTAGAAGATTGTTGTATAATAACGCACCTTTTACATGAATTGGTGTGCCTTTCTTGTATATGGTGCCAGCATCCTCATAAGTTTCCATACCGGTAACACCACGAGGGAATGATATGTCTTCTGGAGAAAGATTATTGAATTCTTTCTTAAAAATTTCAATGAAATTTTGTATGTCACTTTCTGATCCACGAAGAATAATTTCAATTGCATGTTTCATTTTTTCACGAATGGCAGCAGGTGTAGATGACTTAATCATCTCAAGACCCATGACCTTTAATTTTGGTTTTGCGTATTGTATGCCCTCATTGTTATACACATTCATGATATAGCGTTTCTTTGCAGTCCATATACCACGATCTGCCAATGCCTCTCGTTTCATCTGCATCTTTTGTGCATACGCATTCATATACGAAGCAAGATCTTGATAAGCCTCATCAATAAAAGGTTGAATTTTAGTTTCACAAATCTTATCCATGAATGTGATGATTTTTGCAGGCTCAGTTGATTCGATACGATCACCAAAAGATCTGCATACAATCCCATCAAGTGTAAGATAAATGCTATCTGTATCCGATGCAACGACATAATCAACATTCTCCGTTTTTAATAATTTGTTAATATATTCATTAATACGCAACTCAATCCAACGAATGGATAATTGACCAGCAAGAGTTATTGCCTCCGCTATGCGAATATCAAAAAAACGAAAGTGCTTATTTCCCATTGCACCATAAGCTGAGTTTAACGACAACTTTTTTGCAAGTTGAAGATTATTGTATCGTGCTATACGTTTTTCAATTTCGTAGCGCATATCTTCGTTCTTGCAATTTTCTAACTCTTTCTTGGCTTGAAGGGCCTTTCTCTTATATACGAAACGATCTTCATACATACGCTCCATTATCTCAGGAAGAAATCCATGAATATCTCTACGAAAAAATTGTTTGTTTGGTGTAAATGTTACATTTAATTCTTTCAACGCAGATATATCTACATTTTGTAAAAGAAGCTCATCAACTGAAATTTTATTACGCAATATATCATGCATCTCTTTTTTATAGTTGGATGCTTGTACAAGTGTTTCAGGTGAAAGATTATATTGCATGATTAAATGTGGATACAACGAATTTAAATCAAAGCTGGCCATCCATTTGTGCATACCAACAAGCGGATCCTTGACGAATGCACCTTCATATGCAGCATTCTTTTCATTTTCATTCTTTGGAGGAATGACAATGTTCTTTTTGCGAAGATGATTGTATATCAACGTATCCCACATACGAACCTGTGTAAATACATCTTCATAGTTTGTCTTGGAATCATACGCAAGAGTAAGAGCCAGCTCAATCAACTTCAACTTGTCGTCAAGCTTTTCCACGAGACGAACGTCATGAATATTATATTCAATAAATTTCTGATAGTTTTTACGATATAGATGATCTAGACTATCATACTCTTCATATGATATCTTTTTTTCGTTAAGCTCCACATTTGCAATATTATTAAGCTTATATGATTCTTGAGACACACCACCTGGCGCAAACTTACGATACATTTCAATGTAATCAAGTGTTGCAATTCCAAGCATTTCATACGCAGTATTTGTACGACCCATGATTACAACTGTACGATCACTAACTCGTCCCCAAGGAGATAGACGATAGACTTCTTTCTCACCAAGAATTTTATTGATGCGATTGACAAGATAAGGAAAATCAAAAAACTTAATATTCCAGCCGGTCACAATATCAGGATAGTTTAATGTCCAATGATCAAGAAATTTGTTGAGTAGATCAATCTCGCTTGAACATTTTACATATTGAACATCATATTTTATTGTGGATGCATCAAATGTGCCACAACCGAAAACATAATATCTGCCATTAGATTTTATCGTGATGGCAGTAATCTCTTCATTAGCAGCAGTTGGTTCTGGAAAACCATTGTCCGATGCAACTTCAATATCAATGATGGCTATATTGATTTTTTCAATATCCCATTCGATATCGTCTGGATGTGCATCTGAAATGAATGCATATTGATAGTTCGTGTTTCCATATACTGTAAATCCACGAACGTCTTTATATTTTTCAACGAATTCACGACATTCTTTGATTCCACCAGGGTGAACTGTATCAACATATTCACCAAAAAGAGTTTTATATTCCGTAGATTTTTTGGAAGATACATATAGAGTAGGTCTATATGGAATCTTTCCTCGTATTTTTTTACCGTCTCTTATTCCACGATAAAGAATGTTATTGCCAAGAACAGCAACATTCGTATAAAAATCTTTTATCATTCTTGCATAATATCATAAAAAGATGAATTATACAAGAAGAGTTCTTGGTGGAGTAATTATTCCTCCAAAGATAGAGTTATAGTTATTAACCATCTCTTTAATTGGTTTTGCTTCATAAACAACATTATTTTTTGTAATCATTACGGATTCGTTTTCAGCATATGGCATCCACGGTGCCAAACCAATTGAAGGTTGCTGCGGATTTGCTCTACTAGGAACAAGTGCTACAATCACAGCATTTTTGATTGAATATGAGAGACCCTGATCAGTTACATCACCAAGAAGTTCTTCTCCAGTAATTAACTTAATGATACGAATATTAGACATTTTCAAACTCCACAAAATAGTCATAAACACCACGAGGAATCCAACGATAGGGAATTAACATTTCGCGCCCACGAAAATCCTCAAGATCAATGGTCGGATCAACTTCATACGACCACAGAACCCACTTACCGTCATAGCTACGCTGAGTAAATTCAGTCTTTTGCATGTTATACTCCTTTATATACTTTCCAATTGGAAACGGGCATGATACCATAAGCCCGACCGATTCTTTGCTTATATGTAAGAACAAAGTCACCGGCGATAGATATGCGTCTAGGTTTTAGATCATCCAGCGTTTTCACTGGAGTGTCGGGAGACCCAGAACCATAACCCGACGTATAGTGAAATAGTTTGCCTGGAAACATGTACATTTGTCCTTCTACAGGATTGAAGTACCAATTTGTACTATTCCATGTGTTCCAATTATTGATATTGGTATTTCCAATACCATGAAACAATTCGTTTGGAGAACGTTCAATAGCAAAGTTTACTGGTTTATTTAGATTCTCTGGAATTTGAATGTAATAGACAAAAGACAAATGCGAATCAGCATGATTGTGATAAGGTGTATGAAACTCCGTTATGATGTTTAGCCATGTCTTTACGAGATTCAAATCAAATTCGTCATTCAATTCCAAAGTTTTTAAATATTGAAATGCATTTGAAGCTGCAAATCCAAATATGTCACTCAATTCTTCATCATGATGAATGTTAACATTACCAGTAGTTTCCATGGAATAACCATGTTCATCCATGTGATGTAGAACTCTATTGAAAAACCTTTGCTTGAAATCTTCTTTCTTATCATAATGAAACTCAGCTACGAGCGTAGGAAATAATGCGTGTGTAATCATGTCCATAAACTTTTACGAATCTTGATCAAGCGAAGAAGCATTTCCTCTTCTTCTTTTGCATATGCTTCTTCTATTTCGTTAAGATTTCTAATCAGCATTTGCTCTTTTTGTTTTTCATCTTCGGAACGATTATTATGATGTTCAAGAATGTCATGACCTTGTTCACGACGTAAGTCGAGATATGCAGACCAACCAGATGCGTCTATAGGATCAGGACGAGTTAGATATACTTCCTTCCACCATTTGTAGAGTGCAAGTGTTTCCTTTGCTGTCTCCGCATTAACCTTGTTTTCATCACCCTCAAGATCAATTTCCGATTGAAGATATTGAATGCCAAGTTCTGGTGAACGAAATCTTTCAAATAGACCACGTTTGCCGGGTTCCTTACCCCACACAACGTTCATCCACGCCTTTTCGCATTCAACGAAATTGACCAACTCGTTGAACAAGCCGTGAAGAATACGAGTGTCTAAATCATAATAGTTTGGTTCTAGACCAGTATGAAGAACATTGT